AATTTATTTCTCCTTTTTCTTTTCTAATAATATATGACTTTCTTTATAACCAAAAGGTTTTAGAACTTTCTTCCACCCAGGTCTTGCTACTAACTCTAATAAATCACATTTGTTTTGCCATGCAAATTCTTCAATATGTTTTATTAAGTGTTGCCATTTTTCACGATGCTTACCAGTCATAATTTTAATATTAAGACATCGTTGTAATGGTCTTTGTATTACTTCAGTAACTACTGTTCCATAATACGTTTTATTATCTTGATCCCAAAGAATCCATAGTTGCATCTTATCTTCTAAGATCCATTTTCTAATATGTTCTGCCAAAGCATATCCATTAGATCTAGCTAATGCGTTAGCAATATCTTCTACTACTAATGGCCAAGCTGATTCTACTTTATCTTTTGGTATAAAAATTAATTCGATCATGTTATTTCAAGGTATGATACCACAATATGCAGCTGATTTCCAGCAGATGATTGTGCTTTTAGTATCTCCCCTGAACTAAGCACTAAAGGTTGAGTAAGTAATTCTAATGTTTGTTTAGAACTAAATGCTTTATCTTTATATAAGTTAAAAATATCAGATCCATTAACTAATGTTAATGTTAATGAAGGTGTACTACCTGCATCTTCTGATGCTATTATAGATTTTACAATAACTGTAGATCCACTTGCTACTGTTATTACAGAAGTAAGATTAGTATCAGTTAAATCTACTTTAGCGTTTTTGTAATTATTAGCCATTAGTATTGTAAGCTAACGCCTCTTATTCTAGCCTCTTTTGAACCAGCAGCTTGATTAGCAAATGCAATTTTATATTTTAATTGAGTTCCAGCAGTTACAGATAAGTCATTTACTTTAGCCATCTTAATACCAGTAGCAAAGTCAGGCAAAGCTGTAAGTGTAGCTGTTGCAAAATTAGAACCATTATCAGCTGAAAGACTTACAATTATATCTGTGTTTAATGTGTTTGTTCCTGCATGATCTTGATATGTAATAATTGCTCCCATAGATGAAACTGAAGATGATGCTGTAATTGTGTTTGATGTAAATGAACCAGTAGCATTAGCAGTTAAAGTATAACCACTCAATCTAAATTCGCCAATACCAGCATTACCATTTCCACCTTGATGACCACTAAACATTATTCTTACTCTGTCAGCTTGAACTGGTGTTGTGATTACTCCAGTCTGCCAAGCATCTGAATTTGATGCTTGTAAAATAGTACCATCGCCAGTAGTTGAAGCACTATCTTCTGCTGTCACATTTTGACTTACATAATTTGAACCACTATCTATTGAAGTTTGAACTTTGAATTTATCAAATCTTGAACTTTCTGCTCTGTTGTAAAATGAAACTTTTTTAACATAAAAGTCAGATCCAAAATTACTGTCACTTTCGATGTTATATCCTAATCCTTGATTATATCCTGATGGAGATGCTCTCCATGCTGCGTATGGAGCAGTGCTACCATCAAGTAAAGCTGCATAACTAAAATACGACATACTAAAATCAAGAAGATAACTCGTACTTAAACCACTAGTTTGATATAAAGTTGTAGTACCTTGAGCTATTGTATTAACATATTCATCTGAATTTCTTACTGTATTAGAAACGTTTGTATAACCTGATGTATCTTGGAATACATCTACATACATTGAATTAGTATTATAAGCTGCTTTGTTTTCATTAGATGCTTGTCTTAAAGCTAATGTAGAAATATCATTAATAAGTTTGTTATCATCAAATGATGTTGCGTGTTGTGATACATTAGAAGATGCTATTCTAGCATCAGCAAATGTTCCTGAAGTTATTTTTGATGCTGCTAAGTTTGGTATTCTAGCATCAGCTATTGTACCACTTCCAATTCTATCTGCACTCATTGAGCCAGATGTAATTTTACTTGCAGCTAAATCAGGTATTTCTGCTGCGTCTAAAGAAATTCTTGCATTGTCTAAAGTTCCAGAAGTTATTTTACTTGCTGGTAAATCTGCTATTCTAGCATTTGCTAACTCACCTGTAGTTATTTTACTAGCATCTAAATTAGGTATTTGATCAGCAGTTAATGTTGGTAAATCACTTACTGTAAAACCACCTGATATTATATCTGCTAAATCTCTTGCTTTTGTCATATTATAATTCTCCTAAATTTTTAAGTTTCATCTGATAAATCCCAAGTTTGATTTTCTTCATTCCAATCATATAGATTGCCATCATCAGGATAAGCAACTGGAGCTTCCCATTGACAAGTTGTTTCATTTAAAGTCCATGAATCAAATCTTTTTGGTGGAATAAAAGCATCTCTTGTTTTATCATATGTATAACCAATACTTGCATAATTTTTTCTTAATGGTGTACCACCTTTTGAATGAACTCCAGCTAAAGTATTATAAGATGTTTGTATCCATTCGCCAGGCGAATTATCAACATAACTATCTATAAATTCTTGTTCAGCTACTATTACTTTTATAACTTTTCCATCTAAAACTTTTGCAAAATGTGCCATATATCTCCTAAACTTGATACCTTAAAATTACTATTCCAGAACCACCTTGAGCTCCATTAACACTATTACCAGTTCCACCACCACCACCACCAGTGTTTGCGTCTCCAGCTGTTGCAGAGTTAGTAGCACCACTACCACCTCCACCAGATCCTCCAGATCCTCCAGAACCACCACCAGGTGCAGAGCCTCCTCCACCACCTCCAGCGTAATATTCATTATCTCCAGTTGATGTTGCAGTTGCGTAAGCTGTATGTTGTTGACCAGCACCACCAGCTCCACCATTACTTCCTGATGCGTTAGAGCCAGAGCCACCTTTACCTCCACCTCCTCCTCCACCAGAGGATGCACTACCACCACTATTTCCCTGACCAGATGTTCCACTTCCTCCACCGAAGTTGTAAGAACCTCCACCACCAGAGCCTCCATTATTTCTACCACCTGGATTTCCATTATCTGAAGCACCAGCACCACCACCATTGGCAGTTAAACCTAATGCTGTGGTGTTATCTCCAGCATTTCCAGTTGTAGTATCAGATGTTGCACCAGCTGCACCACCTCCAATAACTATTGCATAAGTTTGAGCTGATAAAGATGATGATCCACTAAGTAAACCACCAGCTCCTCCACCTCCACCATGCCTTCTTCCTCCACCACCAGCACCAGCAACAATAATGTATTCTGTTGTAAGACTAGCAATTGAATTTACGAAGTTTCCTGATGATGTAAAAGCATGGTATCTATAACCACCAGCTGATGAAATTGTACCACCAGTAGGTAAAGTTAATGCATTACCAGTATTTTGAGTACCTGATACTCCACCATCTGCATTTGTAACTTTTACAGTTAAAGGATTTCCATTTGAAATATTATTATAAACTGCTGCTGGAATAGCAACTGTTGCAGCTGTTGTTGAGCTTGGTGTTACTGTAACATTTTCATTAATACTGTCTGCTGAATTAACTAAATTTACTACTAAATTTGCAGTTCCAAATAATGTTCCAGCAAGAGTTAAATTTGAAGTTATACCTACAAATACACTTCCAGTTACACCAGTTAAAGTTGGTTGTTGAGTTTCAAAAGTAACGTCATCATCAACACTTGGTATCCAACCTTTTGTTGCACCAGAGTAAACTATTCTAATTGATTGACCACTTGTATTATATTTTGGATTTGGACTTGTATTACCTTGAAAATTTAAACTGTTTTGATTTAATGTAACTGCATTAGTTCCCCAAGTTCTTGCATAATCTGAAAATTCTATTGTATCTCCAACACTTGCTGTTCCTGGTAAAGTAATAGTACAAGCATTAGATGTTGTATCTATCCAATAACCATTTCCTACTGCAGCATTTAAAGTTGAAGCTGTAACAATACTTGATTGCCAAGAAGTGCCAGTTTCAATCGTAGTTGATGCTCCTAAAGCTACTGATGATCCATTAATTGTTATTGCTGAGTTTGCTAATTTAGCATTAGCGATTGAACCTGCTAAATGTACGTTGTCAACTGAACCATCTGTTATGTGTTCAGAGTTTATAGCGTCATCAGCTACCTTAGCACCTGTAATAGCGTCAGCAGCTATCTTAGCAGTTGTAATTGAATCATCTGCTACTGCTTCTGCAAAAGATAAATTTCCTGAACCATCTGTTTTTAAATAATAACCATTTGTTATAGAAGATGGAAGTGTTAAAGTATAACTTTGTCCAGCAGAATGTGGTGGTGATTTAATTTTAACACCATGTGTATTTGCATGACAATTTAATTGTATTTGACCAGCATTAGAACTACCATCTCCACTAGCTACTAAACCATTATAAACTGTTGTAACATTAGCAGTTGTTAATGTTTTACCTGCCATTGTTGTAGGTAATCTTGCATCATTAATTGTTCCTGAATTTATTGCTGAACCTGCAACTGCTGCTACATTAAATGTTCCAAATCCAACTATATATAATATATCTCCAGTTGCAGCACCTGATGCTAAAACTACTGAAGATCCACTAGTTGCTGTGTAATCTGTAGGATCTAAATGAACTCCATTAAGATAAACATCTATAAATCCTGAATCATATGCAAGAGTATTACCATCTGCATCACTGCCAGAAAAAGTTGTTTGATTTGATGTTGCTACGTATTTAAACCTAGCAGATGTACCATTTACTGAAGATCCAGCATTTTGCCATCCAGAACCTCCATATACTTTTAAAGTATCTGAAGTTGTATCAAAATAAAGGTCTCCAGCATTTAATGAACTTGTAGGAGCTGATGATGCTATTCTATATACTTCACTAAAATTATTAACAGATGCTATATTTGTAGCTACAGTATTTACGTTTGTAATTGAACCACCAACATTATTAACATTAGTAATTGCACCTGCTACAGCTCCAATATTATCTGAACCTGCTAAATCTGTAGCAACAGTTCCAATGTCTGTAGCGTCTCCTGCTACAGCTGTAATGTTAGAATCATTATTTGCAACTGTTGTAACGTTTGATGCAATTCCTGCTACTGTATTAATATTTGAACTGTTAGAATTTACTGCATTAATATTAGTTGCATTACTGTTTACTGCAGAAATTGCACTAGATATTCCAGCTACAGTTGTTACTTCTGTTGCTTTAGGAATAAGTCTAACAAAAGTGTAAGTGTTTAATGTAGAAGTTGTTTCTACTAAAATTCCAAAACCTGCTGGTAAAGAAGCACTAGCTCCACATCCATTTAATGTAACTGTTGAGTTTCCAACAGTACCATTAGATATAGATACTACTCCTGAACCATTAGCTGTATGAGTTGAGCCTAATGTAGTAACACTAACAATAGTTCCTGCAGCGTTATTTACATCTGGATTAGCATTAGGAAAACTTGTTTCATTTGCTATTGGAACAAAACCTCCAACGTCATCTACTAAATCTATAATTCTATTATCAATTGCTTGTGTAGTTGCAACATGAGTATCTCCAGATGACCAAGTTACACCTGCAGTAATTGTTTCGTTTGAATCTTGTCTAAAATATCTAGCATCAGAAGCAGCTGTAGTTAATAATGTAACTTCATCTGGTGTATGTGATGCGTGTTCAGAAGCTGTTACTAAAACTGCATCTGCTATTTTAGCAGCAGTTATAGCATCATCAGCAATTTTTGCTGTAGTAACTTGTGAATCTGCAATATGTGCAGTATCAATACTGCCATCAACATAATGTTCTGAGTTAATACTATCATCAGCTATTTTTGTTCCATCTACAGCGTCTGCTGCAATTTTAGCTGTTGTAACATTAGCATCTGTAATTTTTATTGTAGTGACTGCATCTGTAGCTAAATCATCAGCAGTTACACCTCCATTTTGAATTTTAGCTGAAGTAATTGAGTTGTCAGCAGGTATTAAAACATTTGGTGGTATTGAACTACCTGTAACTGATAAAGCTGCTATATAAATAACAAGTGTTTCACTTACTAAATTTCCTGAATCCCAAGTAACATTAACAGTAGTATTAGTTGAAAATGATGAACTAGATATAGTTCCATATATTGTTCCAGTTGATGATCCAACTGCTTTTACTCTACGATTTGTTTCATAAATTGTAGTTACGTTTGCACCAGCAACTGTAAATGATGTTCCACTTGCATATGCAAATGTATGAGCTCCATCGCCATCTCCATAAATAACCCATTGTGAGTCATTGTACCATTCTCTTATATCAGCAGCAACAGCACGAAAAGCATTGTTAATGTTTGAAGGTAACATACCTTCGGCAATAGATACACCTCCTACTGATGTATTATTACTTGCTGTACTACTATAATTTTTTATTCCTGCCATTTATTACTCCTAATTCATAAACCAACTGAATGCTTTATCGCTTTCAGTATTATTTTTGTTAATTAATTCGTTCACACTTTGTTCTAATTGTCTTTGAAAGAACTCTTGTGATTCAAAAGAATATCTTACATTGTCTATATCTATTGTATCTGCCATTATCTATATCCTGCTCTTGATCCTATTAAATCTATGCCTTGTGCATGATTAAATGTTGTACCAGAGGGTATCTTAACATTTGCTCTTATATATCTTCCTGATTGTCTAACAGGATTAATACCACTATCCACCATTGTAGATGAACTAGATTCAGTTTCTGTGTCTGCTAATCTTTCTCTAGTTTTAACAGTAACAGTTGAGACTGCATCTACTATTGGTCTAACTCCTTGAATGTTAGTTCTTGCACCAGGAAATCCTTCAATTTCTGCTGTTTCTATTTCACATTCATTAGAGTTTCCTGAAAAGATTGCAGCTTTAAAATCTTCATTTATTGCACCTAAAAACATTTGTCCACCTGACCAAAAATCAGTATCTAGTGCAGCATTAATATCTTCTAATGATTCTGATATAATATCCATTAATTCTACAGTAAATGCTCCTACAAATTGTGGGAATATTACACTAGTTTGTGCTTTTGCCAAAGACCATTTTTTAGTTGCATAATTGTAGATTATAATTTTATCACATATTCCTTCAGATCCAACACCATCTTTACTTGGATATGCCCACATAGCTAACTGATTAAATGGATCAGTAGCTGCTTTAACTCTATCTGTATATGCTTTGTTTAAATCTAAATCAAAAAATCTGTTTACTTTTTCTACACCAATAGGTGCTACGCTAT